TATGAAGATAAAGATAAATAGATTTAAAAACATTCACGACGGCACGATTGGAAAACTAACGATAACGGACGACGGAAAAAGGCTTTTTGAATGCTTCACCCTAGAGCCCGCGGGCGCAGACACTACCGAGCGTGGCAAGGATAGACGCATACCTNNNGTGCCAAAAGATAGATACATTCTGATCCATACGGGCAACATCCCGCAAGAAACATCTGGATGTATCCTCGTAGGCGACGGACACAACGCCGCGGGGGTTACGAACTCCGTTCGGACATACAACTCATTTTTTAAAATTTGCATAGGCAAACACATAGAATTCATCGAAATCACGAACGAGGAGGGAGTATGAGCCTGCTAGAAAACATCAAAGCTCACGAGAGCTTTCGGGATCACATATACAAAGACAGCCTCGGAAAGGCTACGATAGGATACGGCTTTTTGGTAGCTGCTCTTAGCCCTGATGAGCTCAAACTTAACGGCGGCAAGACCGAGCCGATGAGCCGAGAGGTGGCGTATAAAATTTTAAATCTCAAACTAAAAAAGCTTCAAAAACGGCTCTTTCAGTGCCTGCCGTGGCTGCAGAGCAAGCCTCAAGGCGTGCAGGACACCCTAATCGAAATGGCGTATCAGCTAGGGCTTGCGGGGATTATGGGCTTCCGTCATACCCTAAGCTGCATCGAAGCAGGCGATTACGCACAAGCGGCAAGAAATTTAAAAGCAAGCCTGCTGTATCGCCAGACTCCAAAAAGGGTTGAGGGCTACATAAAGGGGCTTGTGCGACCGTAGAGCGAAAATTTAATCATATGGCTAAGGGATATTAAACAACCCAACTGCTAGAAAAAGCCCTATCCTTAAAAAGCTCTTTAAGCCCCGTAAGCTGCTTAAGCCTCAAAAGCTCGTCGGCGTCCATACCGATGTTTTTCATAATCCAAACATCGCCTAGCCCAGCCTCCACAAGCTCTTTGACTATGTTTTGCATAAGATCTATTGAATGCGACCCTCGCGCCCTATTGTGCCTAATGGTTGATGCCATACGGTTTTCTAAAGGCTTATCAATTATGGATACCGGCAAACATCCATCCTCGCGCTCTCTTATTTCCTTATTTCTTAGCATCGTAGTATATCGGTGAAACCCGTCCACGATCTCGTATTTATCCTCATCTTTGAGGTAGTAGCAGACTATCGGCATCGTATACCCGTCCTCTAATATGCTTTTTTCAAGCAGTTTCATTTCCGGCGGCGCAACGTGATTTGGGTTGTATGCGTTGGCTTGGATTTTTTCAATAGGCACCCTGATTATGTTATACGCTGGACTTTTAAACATCTCATAACTCCTTATATTTTTGAATTGCAGCTTCTCGCTTTTCGCGCTCTGCTTTTGTCTGCGAAAAGCCCATATACTTGCACAAATGGTCGTTTTTAAGGATACATATTGCCATACGCTTATAGCTTGGCACCAAATGCACCTCTTTTACGTCTGCCTCGTCGGGATATTTATCAAACAACACCCTTTCTTTCGTAGTTTTGTAGTTTGATTTCCCGTTTGTTTTGTAGATGATATGCTGATCGTCTAATTCGGCAATGGTTTCTTTCGAGAGCACACCGCCTTTTTCTTTCCAAAATTTAACGCTCGTGCTAAATTTCTGCTCGTATGTTTTTCTTGTTTCTTCGGGCAGTGTCTGCAATAAAAACTCAACATAGCTTTTCCACGTGTGATTTTTAGGTTTTTGTATATTTTTCCACGCAACGGCTTTTGTGCCGCCATATATCGCGCAGAAGTTCGCCCCATTTACGCGTCCTACCATAGAACCCCATATTTCAGGTTCTAGCGTCCGATATAGGTTTAGTGATCCGATAGCCCAATCATTGAATGGGCTGGCTACTCTCATTTGATGCACCGTGAGCCCCGCCGCATAAAAAGTATCGTATATCTCATTGTATGGAAAGTCAAATTTAGCGTGAGCCGTCCAAATATCCTCCACGCTCCAATCGTATATCGGATAGCCCGTATAAACATCCCCCGCTATTTGAGTTGTGAAAATAGTGTCTTTATACGATTTTTTCTCTGATGTGATGGCTCGCCACCTATTCAAAGATTCATCTGTTCTGATGCCGACTAGGCATATCGTTTTTCCTTTTTTTGAGATATTTTGATGATACCATACTGCAAATTTATCATAGAATTCGTCTTGGGTTAGCGTGTCGCTCCAAAAATCAAATTTATGATTTTCGATATTTATTACTTTTTTATATTCGGGCATTTTCCTCACCCAAATATCTTTTTTCGCGCTATCCCAAGGACGCCAATACTGCTCATACATACTGGTTGCGGTCTTGGCGAGATATGGCATACATACCCAAAAGGGCTCGATCACGTCCAAATTTGAAGTCATCATTTTCGTTACAAAGTTTGTAGTGTGTGTATATTGCGCCTCGAAATCCTGATGTAATACGCCTATTTTCCTATTCAAATTATGCTTTCTGATGTAGTCAATACACAAATTTAAGATTAATCCACTATCTTTACCGCCCGAAAACGATACATATACATTTTCGAATTCATCAAAGATAAATTTTAACCTTTCTTGCGTAGCCTCATAGACCGAGCGATTTTCGTATATCTTTTTCATTTTTATCCTTTATCTTTTCTACCTCTTTTTTAAAAGCCTCTACAACGTCCTCTTTATCCATCAAAGAGCGGTAAATTTTGCCGTCTATACTGTCAGAGCATATAATATCAATGTAGGTCACTTTCTTTTCTTGTCCTATTCTGTGGCATCTATCCTCCGCCTGTATTCTTTCCGAATATTTGAAGCTGTTATTGTAGAAAATTACTTTGCTGGCCGCCGTAAGCGTAATACCAAACCCTCCTGCGGATGGCGTAGATACCAAAAATCTAATATCGCCGTTTTGAAAGCCGTCGATGATTTTCTGACGTTTTGATTGTTTCGTCTCGCCCGTAAATATTTCAAATTTACCCACTCCGCTAAGCGCCGAGGTAATAGCCCTTATATCCTCTTTGTATTTCGCCCAGATTATAACTTTTTCATCGGGATCAAAAGTATCAATTATGTTAAGCATCGTTTCCTCGCGCCTAGAATTATATTTAACTTTGTTTCGGAAACCCGATACGATCTGCTGTAAATGTAGAAACAAAGTGAATACCTCGCCGATATTGATATTTTCTTGCGTGATATTTTCTATAAATTCTTGTTTTTCGTATTCATAGTCCATTCTTTGGCTACTATCCATCTCAAAATACCAAGTATCATAAAGCTTTTCGGGCAAGCTTAGGCACTCCTCTTTTGTGACCTGATATACATAGGGGTTGATTTTCCTTGCAATATACCCCTCGTTTAAGACGCCCACGACCATATTTTTAAATCTTTCATCGTAAACAAGGTGATTTGTCGCAAATGAATAAAAGCTCGCATAGTTTAAAATTTTTGGTGATAGGAATTTCATTTGCGAATATAAATCGACTATACCATGTGATAGCGGTGTTCCTGTCAAAATCAGCTTATATCTCGCGCGCTCCCCTATGATTGTGAGCCTCTGCGCCCGTTTTGAGCGATAGCCCTTTATGAAGCTTGACTCGTCCACGACTAGCATAGTTTGATCCGTGATGATATTATTCAGCGCGACAGTCACTCGGTCGCTTTGTCCTATGCTTTCTATTCCTACGGCTATCCAGCCCGCATTTGGGATATTTATATCGGTAGTTTTCGAGTCGAAAACATAAATTTCGTCTTTGCTGCAGTCGGTATGCTTTAAAATTTCCTGTTTGATAGTTTCTTTCACCGACACGGGGCAGCACCATATCACCTTATCAATTTTACCCACCCTAAATTTTGCAAGTTCTATCGCCGTCCTAGTCTTGCCGGTACCCATCTCCATAAATAGCGCACCTACTTTCAGCTTGGAAAGTTTATTAAAAGCTCGCTGCTGATGCTTGTATAGGGCAGTTTTTAGGGCAAAAGGCTTCATCTAGTCATCCAATAGCGACGGATCTATTCCGTCTGTTTCTTCTTTGGGTTGCGGTTGCGCCTTTGCTTTTTTCTTGATCGCTGTAGGTATCAGCGCTGCCAGTTTCTCTTGTTTTGCGATCTCCAGTCTTTGCATAGCCTTTTCGCTTATCGCCACATCATACATTTTAGCAAAATCAAGTATCGCCTCGTATTGCTCTTTCCTTACGATTATGTTCCCGTTGCGGTATTTGGATGCGGGCAGCTTCTGTGCCTTATAGTATAGATCATCGCCATACCGCCACGAAATGACGACGTAATCGGCGTAGGAATTATCTTTGTATATTGTTATCCATCGCGTCTTTTCGTCCTCATATACGGCATTCATGGCGTTGTTTCTTATTGTCTCGTCGGAAATTTGAATTATAAAGCCCTCGTTTAGCAATAAATTACCTATTTCAGCCGCTCTATCCTCTATTTTGCCCGCTTTCATTCCGATTTCTCTATACCAAGAAGCGCCGCCCCATTGGAAATCTTTGCTTTTTAGGGTTTGTCTAAATTTTTCAATTCTTTCGGGGAAAATAACTCGCAAAATATCACCGTCAATTTGTATCTTGGCTATTGTTTCAGTGACGGGGTTTTGAGGTCTGATAATGTCGCTCATTGTTTGGTTTCCTCCTTATCCTTTTCTTTATAGCCGAAATATTTTATCAACGCCGAACGATCCGCATCTTTTAAAAATTTAGCTAAATTTTTGCGGTAATCGCCTTTTTTCATACTCCAGCCTCTTAGGGTATCGTATGGGATACCTGTAAGCTGCGAAACTTCTTTGAGGGTCATATCAATACTCGATTGTTTTATTGCTCGACAAAAATGGCTCGAGCTCATAAATATACACTTTTTCTTTGCCCTCGTCGCCCTCTGGCTCACTATCGCAAACGATTTGCAAAAGGTATTCTTTGCCGCTTATGACCGCGAAACCAGCTCTGTTTTTGAGCTTTGAATTACTTAGATCGCATTTTGCTACGATCTGTTTCCATTCGGTATCGCTTAAATTACGGGTAGTAGGCTTTTCGGTAGGCTCTACATCGAGATAATCCTCGCGATAAAACCACCTCTTGATTCCATCGATACTGCCCCAACCGAAGTTGTCTAGGGCATAGATAACTGCCTCACTATTATAATCTACGGATTTTTTATAATCCTCTGTTTTTCTTTTTAGAGGATAAAAAAGAAAAAATCTTTTTTCTTTTGCCTCGTTTGGCTCAGCAGAAAATACTCCGCTATTGGGATAATCACGCTTTAGCTCCTTTAGGGTGTCTCTAGCCAAAATACTTGCATCAGGAAGTTCAACAAGAGGTTGATCCAACTTTTCAAAATAGATTGCATAGCAATCTTCCAACTTTACCCACTCTTTTTTTACATCCGGGGAAAATCTTTCGAGATTTTCTCTTGCAACTAGTTTCATCTTTTTCTCCTTTTGGGCTTTGCCCTCTTGATTTATGAGTGAATTATACATCATATTTCCTTAGATTAAACTTAAAAAAGATTGATAAGACACAAAAAAGAGCTGAAAAAATCTTTTTTTAAAATTTATCGGCAAACCCTTT